TTCCTGACTCTTACGAAAAGGGGTAAAATGATAGCTGTGTTTGTCGCATTAATTTTAGGAATAATAATCCTAGATATTTTATTCTGATGATTGATCGAGTCTCCATTGCAGGAATGAGCGGGACCGCCGCAACTTTTGGCCTGTCCACCGTTGATACATTTTTGGGGATTGCGGTTGGACTTGTTACCCTCATTTACATGAGCATTAAACTCTACCAGGAGATTAAGAAAAAGTAATGCCAAGATATAAACCAATGGGGCGCATGGATGATCCGATCCTCACGGAAGGGGATCGCGGGTTTCGCGGTATTGACAGTTACCTGGAACCAACAACGCTAGAAGGTGGTTTAGTCGAAGCGTCAGAAAATATGCGATTAGATGGTGATCTTGCATCTGTGCGTAAAGGGATTGAATTTAAATCAGGTGCGGTGAGTTTGACACATTCAAGCACAGAGCGTGTATTCGCCACCGTCTTATTTTCAGATCCTGCAACAGGAGTCGAATTTATTGCCTGTGCCACCAAGAATAAAGTAATCCTATGGAACGATCAGAATGATAGTGGTATAGATATCGCATATCCAGGTGGTGAAACGGTCACAAGTGCAGATAACGCAAGCTTCGTCCAAGCAATGGAGAAGCTTATTTTATTCCGCGGTACTAGCAAAGATCCCCTCGAATGGAATGGTGATTTTACCACCCCCACTTCTTTTACGGTCAAAAATAACTCTTCTCCCACAGCAGGCAGGATTGAATGTCCAAGCACAAACTTTGGTTTATTCTTCGCTAACAGACTGATTGTACCACAACCAAGCGATTCCGCTTATACGGTCATCATGTCGGATCTTTTAGACACGGACAATTTCTTTGCCGCTGACTCGCAATTTAGAATAAATCGTGGAACCGCAGATCGTTTAGTAGGATTTACTCCTTACCTGGAGAATCAGTTACTCGTATTTTTCCGCAACAGCATACACCTGATAAATAATGTGGCTACTACATCTGCCGCCGCAGTCTTTGAGATTACCCGCCAACGCGGATGCGTAGCTCGTAAAAGCATAGCCGCAAGTGGACCACAGATATACTTCCTATCGGACGATGGAGTATTCACCCTTCAGCAAGGCTTAGATCCTGCCAAGGGATTAGGTGTGGCAATTAGTAAGGTAAGCGGTGAAGCAATCCCATTATCGCGCCCCATTCAAGACCAGTTCAAAGATGTCAATTTCGCACATGCGGACAAGGCGGTTGGTATCGTATTTGACAACAAATATTTCTTGGCAGTGCCCACGGGTTCTTCAACTGATAATAATAAAATCTTGGTTTATGATATTCTTAACACAGCATGGACTTCAGTAGATTCATTCCCCGCAGGATTTGTAATTGATGACTTTGTCACCGTATTACATGGAAATAACCCACAAAAACGCAGACTCTTCGTAGTCAACGATAAGGGATGGCATCTCGTAGACGAAGGAACCACCGATATCACGGGAACAATCGGGAACTCAAGCACCACATCAACCGCAATAAGTGCCAAGCTGAAGACCCGCTCATTCACATTAGGAAGTGTAGATGTGAAGAGATGGAAGAGGGGGCAACTCGGATGCAATGTGAACAACGGGGATCAGTTCACGATCAAGGTCAATACAACAGACCCGGATCGCACGAATACAGTCCACACCGAGAACTATTCGGGATCAGCGGAGGAGAAACTGATTCGCTTTGGCAGTGGACGCGCAAGAGGTTACGCCGCAAATGTTGAAGTTGATGTCACCAGCGGACAACCTAGCTTTCGCCATATATCGCTGGAAGCGATAGCTGGCGGCGCGAATGCGAGAAGGGAGATTGCGTAATGGCTATTACTGCAACAGTCATAAGAGGATTCACCTTCGATACCGGGGTGGAATTGGATTCCGCATCTCTTAATCAACTAGGTGAACCTAGCGTGACCGTAGACGCAATCTCCGCAACTTCCGTTACTCTGGAGAATAAGACAGTTAGCACTTTGCCGAGCAACGGCACCACGGGCAGAATGATCTACGTTAGTGATGGCGATGGTGGTAGCCCATGTCTTGCCGTTGATAACGGCACCAACTGGTTGCGCGTAAACCTTGGAAGTGCGGTAAGCACATCGGATGCAGACGAATACCTAATGGCAGAATGAACATACTTGAACAGACAAAGAGGTTTTACGATAAGACGGGAGCAAATATGTTTTCAGACATATCTTCGTATTCTGCTCATGGATATGTATTCATCACTCCCACTACTCTTCTTCTTGGTAAAGCGGTAAGAACCGATTTAGACATACACCCTGACAATCAATGGAATCCACCTGGAGCAGATGCCTGGTATGTGCGCACAGCGATAGGGGATGACAGTATAAAAGAATTTATATCACGCATACCTTACCCATTACCGTTTGTCGGATGGATGCGTGAACTTAAAAAAAGACCAATAAAATGGTATGACTTTAATAGAATTATGAGGAGGAAATAAAAATGGGAGGTGGACCAGATATAGTAATGCCGCAACAACAGTCCTACGGCGAAAGTTTAGCCCAGTCGCTCAAGGCACAGGCAGAATTTTTGCAGGGAACAGGTGATTTTGCGGAAACAGGATCGCTCGAATCTTTGTTACCCCTCGAAGAGAGTGTGCGTAGAAAAACCGCACAAACAGATACAGATGTTCTGCGTCAGACATTGTTGGGTACACGCCAAGAGGCGACTAGCGGTACTTACGATGATCAAGGTAGGTTGGTCATTGGATACGAAGGTGGCAAAGAAGCGACAACCGTAAAACCAGTGATCGAACTTAAAAAGTTGCCACTATCACAGAAACAAAGGGACGCACGGCAAAGAGGGAGGGGTCCGAACCTTGGTTCTATTCCGGGTACAATTCAAGTGACTGTTCGCGATCCTAATACAAATGATTTAATTGGACAGGGACAAGTATCTGGAATGACCGAGGATCAAATCAGAAAATTACCGGAATTGACTCTTAGCGGCAGGAAGGTCAACTTACAAGGAATTAATGTCCCTTCCGAAGAGTCGGTTCCCGTCTACGCTAAAGACCCAAACGGGGAAATTATCGTAGATAAATCAAAGGCTGGACAGACGGAAACCATACCCGCAACTTTTACGGGTGATGGTATGATCAATCTGCTTGGCGATAGTCGCAATGTGCAGGAGTTTACCACTCGTCAAGCTACTCAGGAAGATGTTGACGCAGGACTTGCATCCGAGGTAGGTGAGACAATTACAGTACAAACAGGTGACCGAAAGGCAGGTTTTGCATCCGAAGAAGATGGTGGTCAATTCTTGGGACTCTCCGCCCTTGCTGAAGACATACAGCGAGGTAATTTATCCCGCCAACGCGAGGCTGACCTGGCGGATGTTGAGCGTTTATCAGGTCGGTTTCAGGATGTCATGGAAGATTTCAAACCCGCCGCCACCAGCGGGTTGGATGATGCCCGTTTACTGCTTGAGCAACAGCGTGAAAACCTGACTGGACTACGCAAAGCCACACAAGCGGATGTGGACGAAGGATTAGCCACAGAGGTTGGTGAGATGTTCCAAACAGGAACGGGATCAGGCGGACCCGTCAGAATACCCACATCCGACACTTTTGGAGGATCAGTCACGCCAGCTACGATGACTGCCGCCCAGCTTGGGGTTGGTCCTACCTTGGATGCAGATACTTCTTTTGATGCCGCTAAAGTGGCAGATCCATTGCGATTACAAGCAAACACACAATTTCAGGGGGCACTCGCAACAGGTACAGATAATCAGAACACTCTACGCTCTAAACTTTTAGGAGATGCAAAGACTGCGCTAGACACAGGTCTTACGGATCGCGAGCAAGCACAGATCGCAAATGCCGCCCGTGCAAGACAGACTCTCATGGGTAGAACATTTGACCAAAGCGGTGCTATCGCAGAAGCGGAAGCTCGCGTCCAGGAGGATAATGCACGCCGTATGCAAAACCGTGCATTTGCACAATCCGTACTTGGGCAGGAAGCAGGATTACAACAGGGCGACATTACTCGCGGTATGGCACAGGAGAGTGAGCAAGCAGGATTGAACCAAAGGCGTGATTTAGCCCAATCACAACTTGATCAGGATGCCCTTCGTACATCTATGCTTACTGGAGTACAGCAGGATTTAGATCAGGCAAAATTCGATCAACAACGAGATCTTGCACAGGCGGAACTTACGCAACAGGCAAATGCATTTGGGGCGCAATCCGCACAGCAAGCCGCACTTGCAAATCAGGCACAAAGGCAACAGGCTAATCAGTTTGGCGTTGGGGCCACAATGGATGCCGAGCGTCTGAACGAAACACTTCGTCAGCAGGGTTTGTCCAATTACATCAATGCGGTTGGGAATCTCGCACAGGTGGAGGATCAGTATACACTAGATCCGTTCCGGGCACTGTTGGGCAGAGGCGGAGGAGGAAGCTTACAAGCCGGACAATCCGTATTCGGGCAAGCGGGTTATGGACTTAATAGTGGTCCGCAGTACCTTAACCCGGAAGCGGGATTAGGTTTTATTTCACAGAATGCGGCTAATCAGGCTAACATTGCTGCCGCACAAGCCGCCGCACAAGGGTCTGCGATGGGTGGATTATTCAGCGGATTAGGTTCGCTCGGTGGAGGACTATTTACGGGGGCAGGCTCCGCAGGTGGGTTTGGTAATCTCTTCTGTTGGGTAGCTCGCGAAGTATATGGTCCCACAAACCCTGCATGGATGCAATTCCGCGAGTGGATGTTTAATGAATCACCGCAATGGTTCTTCGAGCTTTACGCTAGATATGGCGAGCGCTTCGCATCATGGATAAGCAACAAGCCTCGCCTCAAAGGAATTATCCGCAAGTGGATGGACTCTAAAATAGGAGACAAATAATCATGGCAAGACGACCATTCTTTTCAGGCAACTACGGATCGGCGTTGGGTTCGACCGCCAATGCCGCAAACCTCATTGCGAGGGCAGGGCAACAGCAGGGCCAGATGTTTCAGAATTTGGGTACTCAGATTGGGGGGATGATCCAGCAGTATGGGC